ATTCTTGCCCCAGCTCGCCCAGGCTTTCGCCCTGGGAAACATGCTGGGATATGGCAGGCCAGCCGCATCGATGCAGTGCGCGGCGAATAGGCCGCACCAGGGCGTTTCATCATCATTGAACCAGCCAGCGCCGAGGCGTTTCCATCCATTGACAATCCAGCTCTCATGGCGAGGGCCAGGGATCTCGCGTAGGCCCATGAGTTTGCGAGCCTCAGCCAGCCAGGATGGATCCTGCGGATCTGCAAGCGGCGTGGCACCATTGCGAGGCACATCGAGCTGATCCAGAGCGCCATCGAGGATTTGCACCTCAGCCTGAGTGAAACCCTTGCTGCGCGCCGCGCGCACTGCATCGAAAATTGGTTTTCTGAGATCCGTCATGAGGCGGTTATATCACCAGCCGCCTCGCCGGTTTAGGTTCGCCTAATCGACACCGAGCTGAGAGCGAATTTCTTGGATGTCCCTCTCATTGCGATCGATGCGCTGATCAATCGCCTGGTGAGCTGCGGTGGCGGCTGCTGCGCCGTAGCTATCAGCGCGCGAGATCCTGATCTCAGTCCGCATTTCGGTGATCGATGTGCTCATTTCCCAGATCTTGCCGCCGATCCAGGCGGCGCAGAGGATGGCAACAGGGAATGAGAGGCCGACAATCCAGGCGAGCACCTTGACCCATTGCGGGAATTCGACCTCTCCACCCTTGGTAATTGTCGCATTCATCTGGTCAGCACTCATGAAATCTGGCCTTTTCTCTTACAGGAATTTTCGCCTGGGCGTTAGGTTCCGGCCTTTGCCGTCAGTGGAGCCTGCAAGATATTGTGGCTTATCGGATTTTCATAGGTTCGCTATGAGGTGCCGCCGCGAGAGTGAGCGCCGATCACACCACAAACGCGCCAATTTCGTCCTCAGACTATCCCTGCCCTGTCTCCAATCACCCCGACTCCGATATACCCAGCCGATGAAAAACCATCGAGCGTATCGGTGGCAACGGGAGTCGCATGAGATATTTGAATGCGATTTGGCGGAAGGTAGAACGGGAAAAAATAGCTTCGTAAACTGCCACTATTGTTGGCCGCAATTGGCAGGGCGTAGGTGTCGCCGCCATCTGTTCTTGATACGCAAAGAGCATAGAGCGTATCGGCAGAGAGAGAGACAGTTGAAGCGAAAGGCAACCTCAATGGCGTTAGTGTAGTATTTGCAGACGCCACCACATCGACGCCATTATCGACAACGCTAGTGATCGTGTCGCTCGCCGTAAGGCCGCTGATCTCGTAACATCTGGCCCTGTATGTTGCGCCGGAAACTTGGTTGATGCGACAAAACAAACTGTCAAGATCAACTCCGCCAAATGGCACAACAGGAATGCCTTTAGTCGCATGATTTGGCGATCCCGCACCGCCCGTTTCCTGAAAATCATCCATCCACATATCGAAATTCCCTCCACCGAGCGCAGCGATAGCCGCAGCCGTTGCTTTTCTGCTATTCCCGCCCTGAGTGATTGGCACTAGCTCGGTGCCATCAAGAGTGCCCGCTGCAGTGAGCGCAGTTGTGTTTTTGTCAGCCATTATTCATTCCCCTCAAGCTCAAGGATGTCGGCACCGCTCTGCTCATCGCCCTCTAGCAGCAGCTTATCCGTTCCGCTCTGCTCATCGCCCTCTAGCAATAAATCGCCATCATAGGGAACTGCCCCGCCAGTTGAGGCATTCCCACTTGTGGATCGCAAAAGCGCAAACTTGGCGATGGCGCGCATCAGGAATCCTCATAATCTGTGGTGGTAATATAGAGCCTGATGCCGATCAATCTTGCATCTGATGTGTTGGTGTCGCTGCCGCTTGCCGCGTTGCGATAAACCCGAAAGCATCCGAGATCGCCTGCAGTGCCATATGCGCCCAGAGTGAATGCTGCCGAGCGAGCACTGATCATCAGATCCCCTGAGGCAGTCACGCCATCAGTAACCTCGACAGCCGCCTCAAAATCGATGGCGAGGGCATCATCATCGCCCAGCACCACACCCTCGATGCCCCAGACCACATTGCCGGTGCCGCTCGATGTCCAAATGAATTCGGCCTGGCACACTCCGCCATCCCAGCCATCAGGCAGCGGCAAAAGGAATTGCGCCGATTCCTGGGTGTCTGGATCGAAATCGAGAGCTGGCGCGAGCACTGCATTGGTTTCATCGAGCGTGTAATTCGCGCCATTAGAGGTGGGCGTAGTCATGCCACCAGCCATGATCGGGATCATGTTTTGGATCCCCGTCACACCATACAGCTCAGCGAAATTGGCATTGATCTTGTCGCCACCCTCTCTGAGAGTGTCGCCGGTTCCATCATTCGGCACGGTGCCGATGCCTATGATCTGTCTGCCCATCAGTTTTGGTCCCAAGTTAGAGAGTCAGTGTCGAATGTGATCAATTCGCTATCGAATGTAGCTGCAGCGACCAGCACCCAATGTGAGAAGTATTGAAGGCTCACAAAATCGCCATCACTATCGCTGCGCTCAGCATACACCCTCAGCTCGATCAATTGCTCACCGGAATATGAGCTATCCGGCACATTATAGGTGGTGCCGGTCAATCCGTCATGTGTCGCCAGCAGAGCGCCATCGACATCGCGCACCTCGATGGTGGTGGTTTGGCCGGTTTCTGCGGTTTGCGTGGCATCATCCCATGAAAGGATCTGCGAATCCTCATCGAGCCGGTTGCGGATCGCCCAGCTCACAGTGATATAAGCATTCACATTGTCGCTGGCATCGATAGGCGCTGATCGGCTTGAGAATAAGGTGCCATCATAGGCAGTAACGTTGCCAGGCCGATTGGGCAGCCAAGGCCGATCAGTGAGGGTGTGAGTCTGCAGTGTTGCTGCTGCAAGTGGCAATTGACCCTGAGAGGTGCTCGGCAGCACCTTGTAATCGACCACCTCAGCGGCAGACCTAACCAGCAGATCCTCGAATAAGGTGCTCTCATCCACAAACCAGGCGCGAGTGCCTATCGGCCAGGCGCGCGGTATAGTGTCCATCACACCTCGCACCAGCGTATAGGTGCCATCGCTATTGTCTGCATCGATCATGCAGATCTCACTGGTTGCCTCAGCGCCATCGCCCAGGATAACAAAACCGGCGAGCACCGGCTGAGTGCGCCCATCCTCGGTGGCCAAAGGCACATTTGTGCTATTGGCTTCTGCCACCAAAGCCTCAGAAAGAGTTTGAGTGCCGATAACATTGAGCGTGGAAAGCGCCTGCCATTCGACATCGCCATTGGTTAAAGTCACCTCATCCCAAAGCTCTGCCTCATAGGTGTCGGCATTATCGGTGCTGGCCAGGATCCCAGAAATCACCTCTGGATATTCAGGCGACTCGATAAATTCGCCCAAGCCAGAGTTTGCTGCCATGAAATAGGGCAGGGTAATGATTTCGACCGGATCCATATCGCTAGGCTGAGCCGATGGATCCACCCAGGATGTGCCTGGCGGATCCCCATAGCTGCCGATGTCGAGGCCATAGACATCCTCGATCAGATTGAGCTTGATGGTGGGATCGCCTAGCTTGCCATAGTCCACCGATTGCACTCGCATCACCAGCTCGGTGAGGCCATATTCAGGCCATGTGAGCTTGATCACTGAGGCAGGGCGCAGCGCATATTGAGATCGATCCACCTCGGCCTCGCAGCTCGCAAGAGGCTGGCCTGCAGATCTGAGATCGCGAAAGGCGAGATCTTGAGCGAGGGCGGCAGTCCGCACACCATAATAATTTCTGCTATCAGGGACTATCCCGCCCTGGATGGCAATGCTGGCATCATCCTGGGCGGTGATGGTTTCCTCTTGCTCATTGTCGGGATTCGTCCAAGTGACAGTGATCTCATTGACGATATCGCCCCAGAGCTTGCGCGAGAAATTGGTGAGATCCGCATTGTCGGGATCGAGCACATCGAGAGTGCCTGCATCATAATCATCGCGGATCAGATCAAGGGTGATCAGGCCGGTCGACGGATCGACATAGATCACCGCCTGAATGTGATCGAGCACCTCTTGAATGAAATTCTGGATCTCGGTTTGCCTAGACCAAAGCATTGAGAGGCCGAAATTCTCTGCAAAGAGAGTTTGGCTGGCCTCATCGAAACTATCATAGTCAATTGCCGAGGTGGGAGATCCCATGCCCCAGGTGGTATTAGTCAGACACTCATAGATGATGTGCGCGGGATTCGCATCATAGCCATCAGCCACCTCGGCGGTGATCTGCATATCGAAATATGTGTTATCATTGCCCCCATAATCCTCGACCTCATCGGTTGCCAGGACATTGAGAATGTGCACGCCAGCCTGCAGAATTCCGGTGTCGATGCTATAGGCACCATAGCGGTTTGATGGATTGGCTGGCTCAAGGTGGATGAGATATTGGCCATCAATCCAAACCACCAAGCCATTTTCAATAAACCCGCTCAGGTTGAGATTTGATGGCTCATCCAAAGTGATCACTCTCCGAAACCAGAGTGAAGTATCCTTTGCCCATGCGGTGTTTATGGTGCGCGGCGGCGTGAAAGGTCCAGATGCATCAAGTCCGAATGCCGCCTGAGCATTAAGATCATATCCATCCTCAGGGATATCAATCGATGCATAATTGGCTGGCTCAAGTGTCGAGCCTAGCTCCTGATAATCCCAGAATGCATCATAGCCGACAATCACACTTGAGGATGAGGCGTTTCGAGGAATCAGCGCATAAGTTGGATCGAGGCCGACCGGCGCGCGGCGCACCTTGAACCAGACACCAGGCAAAAATGGTGTGTTGCTTGTCCAATAGAATCCTTGAGTGCCGGTGCCATAAAAAAAACAGCTCGCAATGCCGCGATATCCAGGCGCATCGGACCCGCCAGATCTGCCGAGTTTGGTGGCCAGGTTATCCGGCAGCACTTGGCTCGATCCACCTGGCAGGAAATAGGCACTGCCGACCGCGCCGCCCTCTTTCTTTTCGCCACCGAATAGGTTTGGCTGATTGATCGAGATTGCGCCTGCGCTGGCTTTCTCACCAGCCCAAGCGAGTTTTTCTTTGATCACGATTGAGAGCAGCTTATCGATCTCGGTGCAGATCCCAAGGTGGCTGCTGAGGTAATACTTTGTCACCTCAATTTTAGGCTTTTTGCTCTTACCCATTGCCAGCCTCTAATAGATCGATTGCCTCATTCTCGGTGAGATTTGCCGCGCCCTCAATGCGGCGTTTCACTGCCCTGCCGACCACTTGGCGGCCATTCGCATCGCCGGTGCTTAGCATCACCTTTGCTGGCACACCGTCGCGCATGAAATCGCGAAAAGGGATGCCCTGCTCATTGAACCAGCGGCGCACTCCGGTCGGGCAGTGCCCCGCTTTTTGACAATCATCCATTGTGATGATGAAGTTGGTGGGATTGGCCATGCGCTATATTTGGCGCAATTCACCTCAGCGCGCTAGGTTCGCCTCAGGCTTTCACCTTGTAAGTCTCTTTGCTCTTTTCGCCATACCAGAGCAGATTGCCGCCCTTGACTGTGATCTCACCGAACGGCACAGGCACCGGCCTGCCTGCCTCAGCAGTGGGATTCTCAAGATCTTTGGCGGCCTCAGGCTTAGGTGCTTTCGGTTTCGGTGCGAGCAGAAAATTCAGCGCAACCGCTGCGATGGCCAAACCAATGACAAGCCAGAATGGCATCAGATCACCTCAGTAATAGACATTGCGATTCACCACATTTTCGAGCGGGATCCAAGGGTGGCCGCCGAAATTCACAAGGTTATTGTGAAGCGCCTGGCAATCGCCGCTGGGCGAAAATGCAGCGTGATTGCAGCCCAGCACCACATCGACCGCATCACCAGCCGACAGATCGCTTGGGATCCCAGAGAGGGTGAGATCATTGCCGCTCACCCTCAGAATAGTGCGGCGCTCGGTGCTCTGGCCGGTCGGTGTCCATTCGAGAGTGCCGCGCAGGAATTTGGCCTGTGCGAAAGCACCTTCCCACCCCGCATTGAGAGTGACCACTGAGCCAGCAATGCTCGCGACAGTCGCGCTCACAGTGGCGGCAGCTTTGGATGCACCGCATTCGGTCGAATAGAGCGCATGAGGGCAGCCATATTGATAGTGCCGCCGCAGGCCAGGGCGGCGCATCTGAGTGCTCACCGGCTCACCGCTCACCTGCAAATTGCTGCCTTGGCGAGCTGCAGCGACAACGCGCCCAGACCACACCACCACATATTCCTCATCGGGATCATCGAGGTGCCCCTGGTAAATCACCAGGCTCACAACATTGCTCGGCGGATAGACCCTGAAAAGCTCGGCCAGATCTGTGCCAACATCGAGATTGATCTTGATCGCTGATTTGTCGAGAGTGCCATTGCTCACAATGTTGTTTCGCTCAATCGGCACCGGCGAATATGTCACCATGCCGACCGAGCCGCCATGATCCACAGTGATTTCCTCGGTGTGGCTGGTATAGGCCAGATATTCACCGGCCTCGGTGCCATAGATGAATCGATAGAGCTGGATCGGATTGCCACCATCGAGGCTGGTTTCATATGCGGCGAATGTCATGATGGCAGCCTCAAGCTCTGGAATGATGCGCTGATCGATGCCTTGAAGGGCGAGCGCCAGCGCGTTGCAAGCTCATCATTAGCAAACCTCACCAAAGGCATCCAAGAGATCCGCGCGACATCAGCCACCGCAGCGGTGGTGCTTGCGCTCAGTGTGAGCCTCGAATTGCTGCCATTGATCGCCGCCGAGGTGATGGTGCGGCGCAGCCGAGATCCATTCTGCAGCACAATCTCAATGGCGGTGTCGGTATATGGCGAATCGAAAGAGGGGAAATAGGTGGCAAGCTCGGTGCCCTCGACATCGATGGTGATCGAGGCGCTCGCATTGGTGGCCAGCGTCATATCCTTTTCGCAGGTGGGCCGATAGAAAGCACTGCGGCGGCCTTTCTGGCGTAGCCAGAATTGCTCGATGGCCTCAGCCTCGCTGGCAGATAGACCATCGAAACGGCACTCAATGAGCTGCTCATGCTGCTCGACCGGCCTGAATTGTGCGGTGCGCCCAATGTTGAAATCGATCTGCTCGACCGGCCAGAGATAATCCATGCCAGGCGCACTAGAGAAATCCGGCTCGCTGGTAAAAACCTCATAGCCATTGAAGCTATCAGAGGCGGTGCCCTCATCCTCAGGCGGCTCACCGCCAGGATAGCACTGCAGGCTCACATTGATGCTCTGCGCGCCTCTGGTGAGCCGATTGGCACTCAAGGCACCATCTAGCAGGCCATGCAACACAGGGCGGATCACCGACCCGCTCGGCCAGGAATTGCTCAGGGTAGAGACAAGGGTGATGGTGGGATCAGAAACACTCTGCACCTGCACCAGCTCGCTCACAGTATCGCTGCACAGGATGGCGAGCTGCCCAGCGGCGAGCCAGGCAGGCGGTGAGGCCAGGGTGAGGCTGCCGCCACTGCTCGCGCCGGTGAGCTGCGCCCAGCGGCCAAAATCAGGCATCGCCACCGGCCTATTCTGCCAGGTTCGCAGGAATAGCTTTGCAGCTTGCAGATCTGCACCGCTGAGCTTGGTGTTATAGCTGGCCGATAGTCGAGGCACATCGCGCAGAGATCGGCGCTGCTCGGTGTTATTACGGCTGCGCCTGATGTCTGTGAGGAATGCGCGCCTCAACTCATAACCCTGGCCAAAATCCGGCAGATATTCCCAGAGCCGCGCGATCCCAGGTGTCGCGAGATCATAGCTCATGGATTGGCCGCCTGCTGGAAGCGCGCCGAATTCTGATTGAGGAAATCAAAGAATGCGCGCTGGCCACCTGGTGAATTCAAGCCAGCCTCGAATGCTTTGCCAGGATCCAGCGTGGGATAGAGCTGCACAGGCGGCATCGCCTCGGCAGCGCGCGCCACCACCGATGCCAGCTTTCCAATGCTCGCCTCATCGAGCATCGCCATGCCGCCGCCGCTCGACCTGGTGGCAGGGCGATTTGCGGCTCTGATGCCGCCGATCACTGCGCCGCCATCCTCAAAGCCTGGGATCTGGCCAGTGCGATTCATGAAATTGAGATTGGCCAGGCCGATCTTGCGCGAGGATTCGGCATTGATCACGAATTCTTTGCGCGACAGGCGGCGCAGCACCTTATCATCGCGAGGGCCGCCAGGGCCGATCACCTCACCACCATCGCGCAGGCCAGCAACCGAGCTGGATGCTGCCAGTGCACCAGCGAGAGCGGTGGTGCTGGCCAGAGCAATCGCTGCAGGCCCAGCGTTCGCGCCTAGGGTGGCCAGAGAGGCCAGTGCGGCCGCAGGTGCCCAAGCTGCACCGGTTGCTGCTGCCTGAGCGCCTGCAGAGGCGACAGCGGCATTCCCTGCGGTTTGGCCGACCACCTTGAGGATCACCTGCTGCAGCGCCAAGCGCACCAGCTCAGCGGTGATCCCAGCGACCACAGTGCGAGCCACATCGCCTAGGCTGCGGAAATTCACAATCGCATCGGTGAGGCCATCGACCAGCGAGCGCAAACCGCCAGCCGCGATGCTTTCCAGTGCCTCATTCACCTCGCCAGCGGTATCAGGCAGGGTGTCCAAGAATGCCTCGAATGGCGATGCAGTGCCGCGATCAGAGGCAGTAGTGGCATTGGCTTGGCGCTGCTCAAGAGTGCCATTCCTGAGCTGAGCGATCCCAGCAGCAGCCTCGGCCTCGGCCAGCTCGCTCTCAGTCACACCCTCTTGGATCTGCAGGCGCGCATAGTAGCCGATCAGATAATCATTCCGCGCCTTTTCCTCGGCATATTGCAGCTCGATCAGGCGGCGCTCGATGCGGCGGCGCTCAGCCTGAGTGTCTGCGAGATCCTGCTGGCCTTGGAGCAGCTCGGCCTCGGCGCTGCCGATGTCGGCATTGAATTC